CGGTGCGCCGGTTGATGTTTAGCTCTGGCTTGAGCGCCTTGCCGCCAAACGGCACCTCGATCACATCGTAGTCAAGCTGGCGCAGGCGGTCGATCACACCGGCACCGGCACCGGCATCACAGAACACGGCATCGGGTTCCCAGTTCTCAATCACGTTGGCGATCCTGGCCGCAAGATCCATGTTGTCAATGCCTCGGAACACCAGCGGGTCAAAGGCCTGCAATCCCTGGCGCTTGAACACAACGCTGCGGTCATCGCCAAACCTGGCCGGATCGATGCCCAGGATTTTGGGCGCGTGTGCAACGTCCTGACTGAGGTAGACCTTCCTGGCCGCTTCCTCGGCATCCGATAAGCTTATGAGCTGGTCATCACCAGCAGCAGAGAAGTCGCAAAGGTATTCCCTTGCAAATGACGTTTCGTTCATGTCGCGGCGCAGGCGCTCGACCTCATCTGGGTCTAGGCTGTTGGTGTCATAGACGGTGTACTTGGCAGCGTGCCAGTCTTCCAGGTCTGCGGCCTTGTAGAACAGCTCAGAGAACAAGTTGATACCAGAAGGTGTCCCGATGAAAAGGCACCAGCCAAGGCGGTCTGAAAGGGCTGGCTGCACGATATCGATCCAGACCTCTGGCTTGATCTGGGCCACCTCGTCAATGACCGACCCATCGATCCGCAAGCCGCGCATTGCGTCTGGGTTGTCGCCACCGAACAAGCGGATGATCGCGCCGTTGTGCTTGAAGGTAACCTGGAGGTCACCCTCGTTGATGTCGATGGCCTCGGCCAGGCGCAAGGGCTCCAGCTTTTGCTTTAGCCTTGACCAGGCAATGGCCTTGGCCTGCTTTAGAAACGGTGCAATGTAGACAAAGAACCCAAGCTCAAGCTCGAACTTCATGGCCTTGTCGATCAGCTCCATGATGGCCAGCTCGGTCTTACCGGCTCGGCGGTGCAGGGCATAAACGCTGAAGCGCTTGCGGCTGCGATGGCAAGACTTCTGCCAGGCCCTTGGTTCATAGGCAAGGCGTATTGCCATCAGTCTTCCACCTCCGGCACGCCGCTGATGACTTGCAGGCTGACGCTGCCCTGGTGATCGATGCCCACACGGTCGCCATACTTCTTCGGGTTCCATTTGGCCAACAGCTTCATGCGTTGCTCGACCTGGTTCTTTTTCCAAGTCACAAACGCGCCGTCCATCTTGACGCTGTTTTCGCTGACCACCATCTCAGGCCTCATGTCGATGATGGCCAGGGTATCTTCTGCAATGGCATCATGGCCCATCTCGCGTGCGTGCGCGAAGCGTGCCAGAAACTCTGCATCCTTTTCAAGCCAATGGTAGACAGTACGCCAAGCAGGGGCATCAGGCAGGCGGCAGAAATCCCGCAGGGTCTTGCCATCAGCAACCCACGCAAGGATGTCTTCTTTGATCTCTTCTGGCACCGCTTCGGGCGGTCTGCCTGTCTTAGCTTTTGTCTTTTTCATTTACGGTCTTCCATCGATCTGGTGTCTGGGCTCGCCTTTCATACTGGCAAATTTTTTGGACGGCACTTCTGGTCAGGCCAAACCTCTGCGCCAAACGGCGGTAGCCGATTCCTGCCTCTTCGTGCAGATCTCGGATTTGATCCACTACCTCGTCCGATATGGATGAATTGTGGTGGCTGCTGCCGATCCGATAGCCTAGCTCGTTAACAGCAATGATTTTCCGCTTTTTGTCAGCCATCACATCCCATATCTGACCTTCAATATTTCGGGGGTCTTGGTGGTTTTTTGCTTTTGCCGGACATAGCATTCTCCTGGTGGTTGAAATGTTGTGATGATTTTGCATCAATGATGCATTTTTATCAATGCATTTTTATGTCGCCGGTAATGGCCAATGCCCAGTCGATTTCTTCAACCGACCAGGTATCGCCATTCCCTTCTTGGATCGAGCCAATTATTTTTTTAGCCATCTGGTGGTGAGGGCATTCAAAACCACGCTTGCAGTCACCCAAGCACGGGTTGCAATTCGTAGGATCAGCGGTGTTTTTTTGCATTGTGTATCTCCAGCATCGCGAACTTTAGCTCTTTGATGGAACTCTCGCCCCGCTTCAATGATCGCGCTTCTAATGCAGATCTCCGAGCTGATAAGGGTAAGCTCAAGAGATACCTTGCTTCGCAATCGTTTCGCCATACTTCGCAGTAGGAACAAACGACTTGGCCGGTAGCCGATGTAATATTCTTTGTTCGTGAGCAGTCTTTTTTTTCGCATTTCAATTCATCCCCCTCTGCATATTGGCATAGGTATTGGAAACAATGTCATGTGCATCGTTTGCCTTGATTTTCTCAAACGCTTCATCCAGTCGCAAGTGGCCATCAAGATCGTTACTAGAACCAATCCCGAACTCGCAGACACCCATACCACCAGGCTGAAAAAAGAAGCGCACTTCGGGTGCGCCATCTTTATCCTGGCAGCGCATCATCACAATTTGCTGGAAGGCTTTACTTTTAAATACTTTGCAGAACATAGCTAACTCCTTGTTGTTATCCGCCGCGCCTTAGTTCATCAAACCATAGGGCATTGAGGACATAGGATTCTTTTGCATTTCCCTGTGTGTCGTTGACCCTGTTTTGGTATGTGTGAACCTTTGCAAACCCGCCTTTGATGGCGCGTTTTATTTCGTGCAACCCTGCGTATCGAATGCTTTTGAAGTCATCAAACTGGATGTCAAAAATAATCGTGATGCGCGGGTACAGATCAGAATACCGCTCAACATCTTTCACGTTGAGTGTGATGGCCGTCCTTGTTGGGATGCCGTATCGATCAGATGTTAGAAACGGTGTCCTGATTGTTTTCAGATCAGCAGGCTGCATGATAAAAAGATCGTGCGTGTAGCGATCTTTCATTTTTCCAGGGTTTGCAAACACTGCAACACCATCAAAAAACGGTGGCCCAGCAAAATTCTTTTCCGCTTCTTCGCCAAGGCCACACCAAACCAGTTTGTCTTCATTGTTCAAACTCATGATGCATCAATCCTTACTGACTGGAATTGATGCACAGTAGCTTTCCAGCTCTGGCTTGAATGCTGGCCACCCAGACCGATGCTCTCTGGCCATGCCCAGCGCACGATCAGCCTCGTACAACATTCTCATGTTGCAGTAGTTGATATCGTTTGCCTGCTCGTCTTCCATGTCCATGCGGCCAACAACACCAATGACCACAATCAAAAATACCCACACCAAAATTTTATTGAATAAGCTCATTTTGTTTCTCCTGTGTTTTGAACAACATCGTGATATTCCTCAACCTTCCTGACAAGCCTGACCTCAAAGTCTCGGTGCCGCCATCCTTCAACCAGGACATCTCGCACCATGTCTTCAATCTGCTCTGGGGTAAGTGGTGGCTTTTTCATGATGGGTTTCTCCGGTAGCTCTCCCAGTCAAAGGCAATCATCTTGCCGCCGTCTTCGCGCAGCCGGTCGGTAACTCGATCACCCAGGTACGGGCCAAGCTCACCAGGGGCGATGTTCGATAGCAGGATCGATGGCTTCCGCTTTTCGTACCGCTCATTCAAAATGTCGAACATGACCTGGCGCTCAAACTCAGAGCCAAACTGCACACCGACTTCGTCCATGATCAGCAGATCTGGAAACGCAATCGAGTGGATCGCATCGGTCTCGCTCTCTTCGCTGCCCTTTGTCCATGTGTCCTTCACCCTGCGAATTGCACGCTGCACTGTGGTGAACAACACGGTGTGCTTGACCATGATTTGCAAAGCAATGCCAACCGCCAGGTGGGTCTTGCCGGTGCCTGGCTTGCCAACGAATATCACGCTGCGGCCGATCTTTCGGATCTCATCAAAGTTGTCGGCATAGTCCTTCGCAAATGCCAGGGCCTTTTCCTGGCCAGGGTTCTTTGCGATGTAGCTGTTCAGCGTCCGATCTTGAAACCGCTCTGGGATCTGCGCGTGGCCAATCTTGGATGCCCAAAGCTTGATGGCGCGGTCTTTCTTTTCTGCTTCGGCTTGAGCCTGCTCCCGCGCTTCCCTGGCTTCCGCAGCTTCCCTGGCGCAATCTGGGCATTTACTCCAGATGTTTCCAAAGTAGTTCTTGCTGATGTACCCGCCATGGGTCTCGCAGTCTTCTGGCTTTTCCTTTTCGGTGATCATGTCTGTGATGCTGTTCATAGGTCTTGCACTCCTTTGCCATAGTTGATGTTGTCAAAGTCAGCCTGGGTGCCTTTAGTCTTGCTCACCCAGTCTGCCTTGAACCCTCTCCAGCCTCGGACAGTGCATTCGATTAGGGCAGCTTCCAATGTCCAATTGGCTTTGGCTGCTTCCTTCTGTATGCCCTGCAACGCAGTTGCAGTGATGGATGCTTTGAGCTGCTTGCGCTGTGCAACAAAGTCATTCCATGTCTGTTCCGAAACACCTTCTGGGCGCGTGAGCGCCTTTTCTTTTAATGGTTCCTGTTTCTTGTTTACTGTTTCTTGTTTCTTGTTTGGTTGAACGGGCGTTGAACCGGCGCTTAACCGGCGTTGAGCAGATGCCTTACCGGCGCGTGATGCCTGGTCGAGCTTGCTGTGGTACTTGGCGATCTCTTCGTCTGCTCTAAGGTTGACCCAGCCGGTGCCTTCGACCAAAGAAAAAAACTCGTTGAGGATGATGGCCACCTCTTCGATGTGATCGCGAAAGTTGATCTGCCTGGCTACCATGGCAACGTCTTCGTGCAATGGCCGCTCTTGCAGATAGTACGCATCGAGCAGCCTGCGGTATGCCAGGTCTTCCAGGTGCGTCAGGTGCCGTGTGTGGCTGGCGTAGTCGCCAATGTTGAATGAGTAGAAGTGCATCAGCGGTTCCTCGAAAGCTTGAGGGCCTTCACCAGGGCGCGGTCTCTGATGTTGTATGCCTTGGCGTGCTTCTTCGAGCATTCCACGCAGTTGTTGTTGCTGACGTAGCGCTCTTCGCAGCCGCAAGATCGGCAGGCCAAGCCTTCGTACTTGGTTTGGCCCAGCACCGCCGCTTGGTGCCTGGCCCCTGTCCATGGTTTTGTTTGAGACATAGTTTCTCCTTTGGTTTAGAAGACTACATCCTAACACTAACCATTAGTGGATGACAATACCCATCAAAATGGAATGTCATCATCAGCGCCATCATCAAGTGATTTTTGGTTTTGCTGGCCCGTGGTACGGGCTGGTTCCTGGCCCGTGCTGCGGGGCTGGTCTTGCTTGTCATCCTTTGGATCAAACATCGAGAGCAGTAGGCTTTCTCCGCCTTTGCCAGATAGATCCTGCACACCGGCAGGGTTGAACCAACGCGCCAGCATGATGAACTTGCTGCCATCGTCACTTTGCATCACCGCGCCCACGTTCTGCCAGCGGCCCTTCTTTGCGCCGGTCTTGTCGGTGTACTCGCTGACCTTAACGGCCAGATCTTTGATTTTTTGTGCTGCCATGTTTTTCCCCTTTGGTAATGAAAATTTTTACAAAGCCACCGATGTCGGGCGACACCGTGACCGATACGGTCTTGAACAGTTTGTCATCGATCTTGAGCGTGTCGCACAAGCCATCGAGGCCAGACTTCATTCTGGCTGATAGGTTGTCGCGGTCATACTCGCGCCGCTGGGGTGGGTAGAACACCATTGTCAGCGTGAGATTGTCAGTGTCGCGAAGGTTGAACTTGGCCACACCAGCAAGCTGCTCTAGGGCGGTAATGCCGCAGGCGTGCCGGTATTTCTTTTTCCACCTGGCCAAGGTAGCCCAGTGCATTCTGGCATTGGGCGACAGCTCTTTGGGTGGCCATGGCAGCGTGAACTCAATCATCGCGCCCGAACACCAGTTCATGAGCAGTCATTTGCAGGCCCTGGCTCCAGGCTGTTTCAAGCAGCGCCTTCTGGATACTGGACGGCACGGTGCCGGAGCGCTTCCATCGAGACACTGCTGCGGGGTCGCGATTCAACGCCCTTGCCAATTTTCTGACCCCACCAAATTCATGAATGGCGACATCGACCGGTGTTTTTTTGGTGTGTGTGTTGTGCATTCGTCAATGATGCCACAAGGTCAACGTCTTGTGAAGCCTTGATTTATAAGGAGAATACGGTTATCTACAACCCAACACAAAAAAAGATTTGCAGCTACCAAAATTGTTGATATACTATCCACACGTTCAGCAAATTAACCAGGAGAAACGACATGACAAACGAAGAGCAATACCTGATCCAGGCAATCAAAAAGCTTCCAGGTCACCAGGTGTTTGATGGCCGCAATGGCGGCAGTGTTGTAGTGGCAGTCACCACAGATAGCAGCGTCAAGCAGCAATCAGTTTGGCTTGGCCGCAGCGGCACCATCGAGCGCCTTGAAGGCATCTTGAAGAATTCTTTTTTGGACAAGCAGATCGTAGTGGCCGGTGATGTGTGGCGCGTTCTCGGCGCTGGCGCTCAACGCGATGGCAACACGTTCTGCCACCTGGCCAGCACCACCCGTTTCCGCCAGCAGAAAAATGGCAAGAATCCAATCCAGATTGGCGACTGGGTTGATACCGCAGTTCTCATCGCCGCAACCAACCAAGGAGCTTAATCATGTCAATGGACATAAATTTTCACCGTGTCACCAAAGTAGTTCTGGGTGAAGTTCGTTCAAACGTGAGCCCATCACGTTCTTACGATGTGCGCGATATCACCATCACGCACGATGACGGTCAGCAGACCACCATCACCCTGTTCAGCGTGGATGACAAGGAAGATGTTTTGAGGGTCATCGTATGAGCCAATGCGCTGACATCCTCCACCATATGCAGACCAAAGGTGCCATTACCGCTCTTGAAGCACTCGACCAATACGGTTGCTTCAGACTGGCAAGCCGCATCAATGATCTGCGTAGCGATGGCCATGCCATCCACACCGCGACCATCGA